CTCGATATCCGGTGGCTTCGGCGCAAACAGCGCGTTGTCGATCAACCCACCGACGACACCCGCGCCCGCCGTCAGGGCAGCGCCAGCGACAGCACTGCCAATGACACCAAGACCGGTAATCGTCGCAGAGCTTGTTGCAGCGGTGGCAAGAGCGGTCAGCGCAAGCGTTGCCATCAGACACGGCTACCGCGCCCAACTCCGGCCCCTCGACACGGATCAACCACCGATCCGCCGCCGCGACCAGTGCATCCGGCGCATTGATGTACCAGTCCTCCGACCCGACCGGCTGATATGGCTCCGGCTCCGATCCGTAGAGATCACGCCAGACGCCACGTAGAAGGCCGAGGCAGTCGCAGCCCGCGCCGATCTTGCTGGCCGTCAGGTGATAGGGCGTGCCGATCCAGAGCCGTGCAGATTGCACGACGGCGGCACGTGAATGATTCTGATAGGTCACGAGAAGATCGATCCGCCATTTTTGGCCGTGCCATCGCCTTGCCGCGCGACCCGAATTTGCTGATCCCGCGTCGGCACATGCGGAAAACCGCCGAACCGATCACGATTGAGGAAGTCGCCGCACATCACCCAGGACTTGTCGCAACCGGGCAGAACCGTCACGCTCGCGCCGATCTGGGCATCGGCGAGCGCGCCGTAAACAGTCAGGCGCGACCCGACGACACGGGCAATTTCCCATGTCTGACCCGCGAGAATGATCGCACCGCCGCGCCAGATGCCGACAGCCGGATCGCCTGCATCGGTTTCGATCCATGTCCGGCCATCGGTCGCCGTGACGGTTGCCGCCACCAGAGAGACGGATACGCCGCAATCGGCATCGCCGAGCACGAACGGGCAGTTGCCAGAGATGACGCGCCCTTGTTCGCGGTTCCACGCGAGAGCCGCCGCGTTTTCGATGGTCGCCGTGATCGCAGGCACGGTCATTTCGATATCAGCAATCTCGTAGGGCGGGTATGACTGCTCGACGGCCTGCGTTGACCAGTCCACCAGCATTACTGTCACCGCCGCCGCGTCGTACCGCCCGGGATACAGGTGCAGAGGCGGGTCAGCATCAGGCGAACAACCCCTCGACGAACGTGCCAAACTCATCGACAATCTGCGGGAACTCCGCCAGCTTCGCATCGCTGGAGCCGAGATGGGCGCGGATCGCGTCATCTTTGGTTTCCGGCCAGATGTCGCGTTCGTCGAGCACTTCGATCAGCGGGACGGACGGGTACTCGCCGATATGAACCATCTCCATGCTGGCTTCGAGCCGGTCGGCGTCGAAGCGAACGGGGGTGTCGTACACACCACCCCAGGTGAGGCAGGTGCCCGTCGGCATGGCGTCGAACTCGACGAACCCGCGCGCCGGATCGAGCGACCAACCAGTCGTCAGTTCGACGCCATCGAGCGCGATCCGGAACCCGCACGGGCGGGGCTTGTAGATGCGCCGCCGGATGATGCGTCCGCCCGACTGATACGTCCGGTACAGCGGCACGCGGGTATTGCCCCCCAGATCGGCCACGGTCGCGAGCGTGTCGTCGAAAGGCGTCGTGCCCTCCGCGCCCTCCCCCGGCGCAGTCGAGAAGTCACCCCAGTCCCGCACCCGGAACGGATGCGCCTTACCGAACCGGGCAAGGTGAAAGCGCCGGATGACATGCACGTCCTCGGCCTTGCGCATGCCGTACTTCACGTCGTAGGTCCGCCGTGCCCGCGACCACAGCGCGTTGCGCTCCTCGCGACCCGAGCGCGAGGTCACGATATCGGTCATGTACTCCGGCCCGCCCATCATCCCGAGAGACATGCGGTCGGGCAGGAGGTCTTCGTGGAAGCAGCCGTACTCACAGGTCATCGGTAGCGCGTCCCCCGAATAGGCTTGAACGCTCGATCTATCAAGTTGTCGCGCAAACGGTCGGCGATGCCCCGCATGGTGTCACCAAAACTGTCGAAATCCGCCTCTCCCGTCTTGAGTGCCGATTTGAGGGAACCTGTGATCTCACTGCCGACCGAACCAATCGCATCCGCCAAACCACTGGCTGCACTCACAGCATCGCCGGATTTGTCCGCGATGCCGATGGCGAGTCCCTCTGCGATAAACTGGCCGAACTCGCGAAAGACCTTGGAAGGACTTTCAATACCGAGCGTCTTCTTGAACCACCCGGAGACCGAAGACGCGACGCCATTGATGCTCTCTTTCACCGCACCAATCTTGGCCTTGATCCCTGCGATCAGACCGTCGAGGAGGAATTGCCCGAATTCCATGAACACGGTCGACGGGCTGGCGATGCCGAGTGTTTCCTTGAACCAAGTCGAGACAGAATCGCCCAGTCCAGTAATCGTGTCTCTTACGGACTGCATCTTCGCTGCGATGCCGCTTTTCAAGCCATCCATGATGGCCCCGGCAATCTCCGCGATTCCGCGCACCACATCGCCAAACAGTGTCTTCAAAACCTCGACAACAGTCGTGCCGAAGGCACGAACTGCCGCGACCCCCGCCTCGAATGCCCCGGACAAATCGCCTGCGAGCAACCGGTCAATGGCGGTGACAATCTGCGTTACGGTTTCCTTGATGCCCTCGAAGGCGACGCCGATGGCCGTGATGGTTGTTTCAATGGCGAATTTGGCGGCATCAACAGCTTTACCGAAATCGTTTTTCAAGACGCTCGCAATAGCGCCGATGGCGTCAGATAACGCTGGGAACTTCTCACTAAACGCTGCGATCGCCTCGCCCGCTTTGCCGACCCCCTCGCCCCCAAATGCGCTTGCGATCTCGTCGCGGAAGGTCACGAACCCAGCTACCGCCAACGCGCCGACTGCTATCAACCCAATGGCAGGCGCTGAGAGTGCGGTGACCACAAGGCCGATCCCAGCGGCCAGAGGCGCGACCGCCGCGACGATGCCCGTGAAGATGGCGGCGAGCTTCAGGGTCTTCGGGTCTGCAGTGGCCATGGCCTGAATCACTTCGGTGATCTTTTGCGCCGCCTGCGTAATCAGGTCCAGAAACCCAGCCTTTCCGACCGCGATCTTAACGCCCTCGAATGCACTAGAGAGCGCTTTCATCTGCCCATTGAAGCCCTCCATCTGGACCGCCGCGATGCGCTCGGCGGTGCCACCTGCGTTGTCCAACTCTGTCGTCATTGACCGCAGAGCATCGGACCCCTGCGAAACAAGGGCCAACATTCCCGGCCCCGCGCGCTGGCCGAAGATTTCCATAAACGCGCCTGCGTTGTCCGCGTGGGGCGCGAGCTGTTCCAGCACGTCGGAGAGCGGCAAGATATTTCCCGTCGTATCAGTCAACTCAATGCCGAGTTCGCGCATGATTCCCCGCGCCTCTTTCGAGGGGGCGAGTATCTTTGTGATCGCGCCACGCAACGCGGTTCCGGCCATTTCACCTTGGATGCCCGCATTCCCAAGCAGGCCAATTGCCGCCGCCGTTTCATTGAAATCAACGCCCGCCGCCGCCGCAACCGGGCCAACAAACTTGAACGCATGACCGAGCTGTGCAAGGTCGGTATTCGTTCGGGTGAACGTCTTGACCAGCGTGTCGTTAACAGCCGCCAATTCGGACACTGGTTTCTGAAAACCGGTCAGTACATTGGACACAATGTCCGCTGTGTCTGCGAGCTCCATTTGCGCCGACGCGGCGAGTTGCAGCGTCCCAGGCATTGCACCCAACGTCTGCTCAGCATTAAACCCGGCCATCGCAAGAAAACCCATAGCATCCGCCGCCTGTGACGCCGAAAACTGTGTTGTGCTTCCCAGCTCTTTCGCTTGCGCTTCGAGAGATGAGAATTGCGCTTCTGTCGCCCCCGAGAGCGCCTGCACCCGATTCATCGACGCTTCGAAAGCGCCCGCCGTTCGTGCAATATCAGCCCCCAGAAGACCCGCGCCTGCAGAGAATCCTGCGAGCGGGGCCATGGCACGCTTCAGCGATCCACCGATCCCGCCCAGCCGCTTTTCAACGGCGGAAAAGGCAGAATTGGTATGATCGACACCGGCGATGGTGAAAGTGAGATCAGGGGTCATCAGGGGCTTTCAAGGGGACGGAAGTCAGCTTTTGCGGCGTTGCAGCCACGCAACCCACCCGGCGAACTCATGCAGCGTCATGGACGCCTCAAGTTCGCCGACTGTTTTGTGCAACAAGGCAGCGAGATCGAAGATCAGCTTCAGGTCGGGGTCGTCGTCTAGGGCTTTCCCATGTCGTCGACCATCTCTCCCGGCTCGCGCCGCGCCAGCACCGCCTCAGCAATGCGGCCCGTGATGATCGGATCGAGTTCTTCGGCGACAGCCTTGATCATGTCAGGCTCAGGTACGTCAGGAAAAACAGGACTACCGTCCGCATCCTTGACGTATTCGAGCAGAATTTTAGCCCGCCCGACTTGCTCAGACACATCTTTGACCTTGCGGATTTGCGCCAGCGTCAACGGGTCGAAATAGAGATCCATTTCCCATTCAGGCACCTCGATTTTCTGGCGCTTGAAGGCGGCGAAATGCTTGCGGGCCTTGTCGAGCGCGCTCATCAGGACACCGTCGCAGTAACGAGCGCGCCTTGGCCCATGAAGGTGTAGGCGACAGAGACATTGTCACCGCGCGACACCGACCGGCCAACCTTGGTGATCGTCGCCGTGCCGCTGTGATATTCGGACCCGCTGGCATCGCCCTCGGAATACATATTGAGCGCTACCTCTGCGCCAAGCGTCAACGCCGCCTGTCCAGTTGAGTCGCCACTGTTATGCAGCGCGTTTAGGGACCCAGACCATTTCTTCACGCCGGTCAAGTGGGATTCCCAATCCTCGCCCATGCCGGTCGCGTCGGCAGTTCCGATCTCCTGATCGAACGACCAGTCCTGAATTTTGGCGACTTCGGCGGTGGCGACCTTCACGGCCCCGCCTTTGCCATGTTTCACGGCCATTGCGGCCTCCTATGTTTCGTGGGTTTCGGGGTTGCCACGGGGTGTCATGATCTCCGCGACGTAATCGAGGGAGAGAAAGGCGGTTTGCCACTCCCCGTCCTCGTCGAGTTCGACCGCCTCGGTTTCAAGCCAGAGGTCCTGGCACAATCCACCCAGCGTGGAGTCATTCTCCAGTGCCGCCTCGACAGCAGCGGCGGCGGTGTCGAGCCGCTCCTCGTAATCCGCGCGCCCGGCGATCAGCAAGACGACACTGATATCGATGCGACGTTGCAGGTCGCCGGTCGTGGCGCGGTCGTTCTGCGAGCCACCGGTTATGATAATGGCGGAGATGCCCTTTTCCAGATCGATCCGCCGGTTGCGCGCGGTGGAAACGCGGCCTGAGAAGACCGGCAGCGCGTCAACGACCGCTTCGACCCGCGCGCGCAACTGGCT